GGAGTGCAAGTCTACCAAGAGAGCCAGACGTTCGCCCGGAAACAGGCCGCCCAGGCGTGGACACGCAAGCGCGAATCGGAGCTGGACCAACCTGGTGCGATCGAGCGGGCCAGCAGGAAGGGCGTCACCGTCAAAGACATGATCGACCAATACCTGTTGGAAGTTGGAAAGGCCCGGCCATTGGGCAAAACCAAGAAGGCCACACTTGAAGCCATCGGCAAGATGGACATCGGCCAATTGAACGATACCGACGTCACAACTCAATGCCTGGTCGACTTCGCGCTCTTTCGGATGAGCGGTGAGGGTGGTGGGGTCCAACCGCAAACCGCCGGCAACGACCTGGCGCACCTCGGCGCCGTCCTCGCCATCGCCAAAGACGCCTGGGGCTACCAGGTCGATCCGCTCGCCATGGCCGGCGCTCGCCGCGTGCTGCGTAAACTGGGCTACAACCTCAAAAGTCGGGAGCGTGACCGCCGTCCGACCTTGGACGAGCTGGCAAAGGTGCTGACGCACTACCAAGCCATGCAAACGCGGCGCCCGAGTGTCATCAACATGCTCAAGGTCGTCGGCTTTGCCCTGTTCTCCACCCGCCGGCTGGATGAAATTACCCGCATCCGCTGGGCCGACGTCGACGAGCCAGGCCAGCGGGTGCTGGTGCGCGACATGAAAAACCCCGGCCAGAAGATCGGCAACGACGTGTGGTGCTACTTGCCGGACGAGGCGTGGCAGATCCTCCAGACCATGCCGAAGGCGGGCGAGGACATCTTCCCTTACAGCCCTGAATCTATCTCCACGTCCTGGGCCAAAGCCTGCAAGTTCCTGGAAATTGCGGACCTGCACTTCCACGACCTTCGGCATGAAGGCGTCAGCCGCCTGTTTGAAATGGACTGGGACATCCCACGCGTGGCGAGCGTGTCCGGCCATCGGGACTGGAATTCGATGCGGCGCTACACCCATCTGCGTGGCAAGGGTGACCGCTATGTGGGCTGGGAATGGCACGAAAAGATACTGAGGGCGCCCGTCCAACTGGGCGCCGCATCAGAGAAGTGGCTCAAACGGCGCGTTTTATCCCGTTGAGCTGGTTGTGTTCCTTTACGGCGGCGGCGCGCTGCAAGTCCAGGTAGGCGGCGAAGTCGGTGAGGTGGATGCCCTTGGCCGACTTCTGGCTAACTTCCAGACGGGTGATGGGCAGTTTGATCTGACCGCTCATCACCTTGCGCTGGAACATCTCCGGGGTCAGATGCGTGAAGTAATCACGGCACACGAGTTCCAGCGGGATGATGACTTGGCCGTCGTATTGGGCCATCAGTATAAAGGCTGTATTCATGGTGGCCCCCTCACATCCGAAACGATTGATGAATAAACGCCGAGGGCGCTTTGTGTTCTACAGGCTTTGGTCCGTCGCCCTGGATCTCGCAAACAAACCGATGGCGTTTTCGATTGGGCGCAGTCAGCGCCTCAGTCAGGCCTGGCACGACGTCGAGGCATTGCTTGTAGGCGTGAGGGCCGCTCCAGCTATCAGCCCTAACCACCTGGCAATCCGTACGGGTCGTATCCGCGCACAGGTAAAGCAAAAGGAATACGGTCATGGTGCATTCCCCGCGCCGCAGTTCGGGCAGTCGTCGAAGCGCTGACGCTCGCTGAGAAAACGCCCGCAGCCTTGGCAGTTAACCCGGTCGCTGTAGATGCGGATGCGCGCGCGCTTGAGCTTGGGCAGCTTGAGGCCGACTGAGCGCAGTGCCTGCTTGTGATCGAGCAGAGCGGCCGGGACCACCGGCCGGGAACGCTCGACGATGTATCCGCATGGCCAAAGCTCTAAGCCTTGGGCCAGGTACCCAGCTGCATCTGCCGCCCCTGGGTGGATGGCGTCATCCAAGTTGGCGGTTGGGCCTTTGCCGCCGCGCCATACCAGATCATTGCCGTCCCACTCGCGAGCGTAGGCCACATATACGCGGCCGTCTTCGTTGCGGTATGCCTCTGCTTCTGACCTGCTGAGGTACTGGCAGTCAACGCCGACCTCTGCGCGAGCGCGGACGTACTCAACTGGCCAGGGCAGGTCGGTTTCGCGGCACTCGTACTGTTTGACTGCGGGCTCGCGTTTGAACTGCTCAGCCTCGTTCAGGTTCGAGGTGTAGCCGCCACCCTCGCGCCAGAACATGGCCCGACTGCCGACATTGCTGCGGCTGTCCTGCAAGAAGAAGAGGTCAGACATGACTAACCTCCTGTTGCGCCACGCTCAGCGCGATCGCCACCGGCTGAACCCAAATCGACACGTTGCTGAGCATGAACGTCTCACCCTCCTCGGAAAGCAGCAGCGTCATGCCGAACACGTCGGCCATCGCCCTTGCCGCCGCGCGCGGCACCGCGTTGCCAATCCGCTCCCGGTGGTGGCCGTCGTTGATGCCGTCCAGCCGGAAGAATCCCGCCTGTTCGATCTTGCGGACGCGCTGCATCCGCTCAATTTCATGCGCGGTCTGCGGATCTGCTGACCAGTGATCCTCTGGATCAAACAGCGATTGCAGCGCGGCCAGCTCCAGCGTGGTGAAAGGGCGGTGCCAGGTGCCGTCGAGGCTGGTGATCATGCAGGTCAGCCTGTCGTTCGGCGCCGGCATGCGCTGGTCTGCAACTGACCACCGGCCATTGTCGTGGCAAGCGCTGGCGGAGACTGCGCCGGCCGGGGTGTTGTACTCGACGACACCGTAATGTCCACCGGTCAGGTAGGCGTCGCCCTTGGTGCGTGACATACCCGGGCGAGGATCTGCGATCGATAAAGCCCCACTTGCAACCTGTTGTGAGCCGGTCACGGTCTTGGCGCTCTCACACCAAGGCGTGATGCGCAGCTTTTGCGTGCTGGCATTCGGGTGCCAGTGTTTGTAAGCAGGATCTGCCACGGCGAAAGCGCCTTGCCCAGTGGTGCTGCCGGCGATCACTGTGCCAGCGGGCTTGCTGTAGTCGGTGACCAGGTACTTACCGAAGCCTTTGGACGGTTGGCGTGGGTCGGATACGGCCTGCCCACCGGAGCTGAGGCCATGGCCTGCGGTAACCGTGCCGGCGGCTTGGTCATTGCGTACCACGCGGAACACATTATTGTGGCGCTCGCCGCCCATGCGCGGGTCTGCAACGCTAAACGTCCCTTGCCCTGGGCTGCGCTGGCCGGTGACCACACCGCAGTGGCGGTCAAAGGGCAGCACTCCGTACTGGGTGTATTCGAATTTGCTGGTCGGGCGCGGATCTGCCACGGAAAACTTGCCGTTCAGGGGCCGGCTCGCACCTGCAACCACGCCGGCTGTATCGTCCCAATCGACAACCCCGAGCACGCCGTTGTGGTATTCCGGCACGATCACGAAGTCACGAAGGTGGCCGTCCTCGATCGCAAACCGACTCAGGCTGCGCCAGTCCTTCCCGGCCTCAACCAGGGCTAGGCGCACCCAAGTTTTCCATTGCAACGCCGGCACCCGGTGCATCGGCCCCGCCTGATCGATATCGCCGGCCAGTGGCATGCGGCTCAGCACATCACCGACGGCGCGCAGGCTCCGCTTTTCAGGTTCATACAAGAACGCCGGAACCTGCTCGACGTGCCTGGCCACCAGCAAGAAACGCTTGCGGCTCTGTGCCAGCCCGCCAATTTCGCCACAGTCGTGGGTGGTTTCCGCCACCGCGTAGCCGTAATGGCGGAGCAGCTTGGTGATCTGATCCAGCAGGTAGCGGCCACGGGTTGCCAGGCGCGGCACGTTTTCGAACACGATCAACTTCACCGGTTTGTGTTTCCAGGCTTCGCACATCAGCCACACACACCGCAACGTCAGCTCGTTGAGTGCCCGATATTTGGGTGTCTGGCTCATTGTCTCGGACAGCAGGCCGGATGCGCCCTTGCAGGGGCTGCTGATGAACACCGCGTCCGGGTCTTCGTTGCCGGCGGCGCGGCGCAGATCCTCGGCGGTGGCCTCGGTCCAACCGGCTGGCGGCTGCTGGCCGTGGAACGCTGTGTACTGTTCGCGTGTGAACAGGTCCATCAGCGTGCCACGCACACCGGTCATCATCTGGAAGTCGCGCAAGCCGGCCGGGTCGACGTCGACGCCACCCAGACAGCGCCATTCAGCGTGCACGGGGCCCAGGACTGGTTTGGAGTCGCTGAAGCCGGCGGCGCCGCTGCCGAGTCCGCAGCAGAGGTGGAAGTGGGTGAGGGTACGTTTAAGCATGGTGCTTCTCCTTTCAGGCAGTGGGGGAGTTGCAGCTCCCCGTGTCCCGCCTGTGTTGGGTATCAGTGTGCGTATCGACGCGGTTTGTTCTGTCTGGCAGCTTCACGCTCGGCCATGTATGCAGCCCACTCCGCTGATTTGCGTTGCTGGCGGATACGGCTACAGGCCTGGTGCTTGCGGGTGGAGCGTGCATGTCCGCAGATGTCGCAGCGGCTCGGGAGGTCGAGGCGGTGGCTTGCCATCGTCGGCCGCTCGCGCTCAGGCAAAGAGTTCTTAGGCATTTGCCACCTCATTCGCCTTCAGTTTTGCGAGGCGGGCTGTCTCGTACTCGCTGGCCAGGATCTCAACTGCACCGTCGATCCATCCGCTGGTGGGTTTGCCGGCGGCTACTTGGGCCAGGTGTTCAGCCTCATTGATTTGGAAGCCCAGGTGAAAGTAGGCGGTGCCGCCGAGTTCAAACTTGATCCCGCCGCTCATGAGCAAGTTGCCCGTGTTTACACCCAGTCGCTGCCAGTATTCGTGGGAACTGAGGCGCTTAGGACAGTGCTCTGTCCACAAAGCGACAAGGCGTTCGTGCTCAGTACGGATTAATGCGCGGTCTTCTTTGGAGGTGCCTTTTGCAAGCTTGGGAGCGCTACGCAATGAGCGGTAACCATAGTCGTCAGCGCGACACCAGTGCGCGTCCAGTTCACTACCACCTGAGAGTTTCACGCCACCAGCAAAGTGGGAGGTAAGATCGCGCATTGGAGCGACCTTACCGCCGAAGTGTGTGCCGAGGGCTGCCAATTGAGCGTTGAGCGAATCCTTCATTGAGTAAAATTCGCGAACAATGGCAACGGTCGCTGGATCGCAGGATTTATAGAAAAACTCGGACATGATCACTGCCCTCCCATGAGCATGCGTGTCAGGGCGTTGGGCTGGCCGTCGGGTGTCAGCTTGTCCAAAGGTTTGGTGATTCTGTGGCCGTTCGAAGCGCGTAAAGTGGCAACGTTGCCGTCGATCCCCACGATCACGCCGGTACGAGCGCTGAGCCTGTATTCCTGGCCACCACCGCTGATTGCGACGTAGCTGACCTTGTCGCCGACAGCCAGCGGGGTTGTGGTAGCCTCTACGGTGCCGCCTTTGGGTTGATTCACTTGCATGGTGCTTCTCCTTTGGGTGGTCGGTGTCGAGGGGTTGCAGCCCCTCGGCACCACCTTCTTACTTGCTTTCGCCGGTTGGATTTTGCTTGCGCACCAGGTGCAGCAACAGGTTTTCAAACTCAACAACTTCATCAGTTGCTGACTGCCATTCCAGGGCTGCCTGGATCTGATCTCGGCTGCACTCCAGCACCAGAATCTCTTTGTCGCTGACGGCGCGTACTTCAAGGATCGCGACCAGGCCGGCGGGGTCGTAGGCTTCGGCGTGAACGATTTTCCCGGACTCGTTAAACCAGGCCTTCAGTTCTTTCAGGTGCCGAAGGCGGTTGGTTTCGCCTTGTTGGCCGTCTCCGGTGATGACTTGTACGTGCATGGTGCTTCTCCTTTGGGGGGGGCGCTGTCGAGGGGTTGCAGCCCCGGTGTGGTTTTCAGGCTTCGTCGGCCATGTCCTGCTCAATGATCGCGACGACTTCGTCACGGTCCCTTGCATATGCGAACGGCAGTTCTCCACCTGGTCGAGTCACTGGGTAGCGCGACTCAGGTAACCGGCACTCGGCGACGGTGTAACCGTTGTCGGTGATCCAGCAGTTCTGCTGCACTTGCCCGTCTCTGTTTCGTTTTACTGCCCATTTCATGGTCATTCCCTCACTGAGCCATCCCAGTAGCTACGCGCTCTTGAACACCCAGCAGCGCACAGTTAGTGGTTTGTTGAACAAGGCATTGCCGGCGCTTTGTGAGGCGCGGACCGCGCTGTACGTGGACTTGTTGGTTTCCAACAGTTTTCGGCTTCGGCTCTCTGTCAGAAGGGAGCGCAAGGTCTTGAGGTCGGCCAGGTTCTGCCGGTGGATGCTGGCCAGCTCGGCGAACTCGTTGAGGTTGATGGCGATCAACTTGGGGTCGGTGCTGTGGTTGACCTGCGGGCCATCACCCAGGCTTTCGAGGTACTCGTAGACTTCCCAGAATTCGGCCACCAGCGGATGGTCGGCGCTGATCGCGGACTGGCGTTCCAAAGCCATGACCGTCAGGGCCTGGTGGGTTGTGATCCGTTGGTATTCGCTCAGCGGGCAAATCAGGCACAGGCAGTCCACCAGGGCCATGATCTGGCTGTGGTTCTTTATGATCCGTTCGACGCGGATTTCCTTGAGCTTGCGCAGGTGTTGTTCGTGCACCAGAACCCGTTCGGCAAATTTCGCCATGATCTGGGCTTCGGCACGCACGGCCATCAGCAGGAAATGGCTGAGCTGCTCCACCGGGATCAGGTTGAGATTGTCTGCCGCTGCACGGCTCTCGGTGGTCACGTCTGGGCGTGCAAAGTGGGTTTTGATAATCCGGGTCAGGATCGCTTCAGAGGCGCTGACGTCGGCGTTTTGGCTGATGGCGATGGTCCCTCGAAACGGCGGTTCGTAGGTCTCGTTGCCGCTGGTTTTCATGCCCTTGGTGCCCAGGGTGCCGCCGCCGAAGAAGTCCTTCAGTTCGTCCCAGTCAAAGCCTTTCGCATGCGCTTTATCCGGCTCGTTGCGGTCGCCCTCGATCAGCACCACCGGCATGTTGGACACTTGGCCCATGGCGCGCTGACGACCTGCACGGGTTGATTTAGACGGATCAAAGCCTTCGTACTCACGGCGGCCCAACAGTTTCCACAGGAACATCAGCAGCGTGGTTTTACCGGCGCCGGCTTCGCCCGTTACTTCCAGGAAGGGAAAGGATTTGTATTGTGTGCGGATCTGCTCGGCGAACAGGGAGCCAAACCAGAACGCGAGGGCGACGATGCCCTTGGCGCCGAAGCACAACCACAGCATCGGGAGCCAATCGCTCCGGTACTGTTTGGCATCGCGCTGGATATGCATGGCGATCGACTTCTGCAGCGTTTTAAGGCGCAGCTTGCCGAACTCGAAAAAGTCTTCCTTGTTGACCTGGCTGACCACGCCGTTGCGCATGGCGAGGTCGCCGAACACGTAGGCACCGTGCTCCTTGCTGTAGCCAACGTAGTCGATGGTCTCTACGGTTTTCAGACCGTAGAGCTGGTCTTTCATGATCTTGTCGAGCTGCTGCCCGCTGCCGGTGAATACCGCGCCTGCGGCCATGCTGAGCAAGCGTTTCTTGAACTCGCTGGCGGCGGCGACCTGGCCACCGGTGAAGGTGTTTTTGACACTCCCACCGTCGTGTGGGAAGTCCACGCGGAAGTAGTACCATGATTCGTCGGTCACTTCGTTGCGCTGGAAGTACAGGGCCTGGGGGTAGCAGTTCGCGATTTCGACCACGCCGCCGCACTGACGCAGAGCCTTGTCACGACGCTGCTTGTCGCTGAGCAACTGGTCTTCCTGGCGCTCGGAAGACTCCAGCGCTTGCATGGCCTTGTGGAATTTCTCCAAGTCCATTTTGAACCAGTACATCCGGTTTTCGAACCCGAAGAAAAATTCGTGCCGTTCGCTCCAGTCATACATCAGCGCGCCTTTTTCCGACGCGCTTTCGGCCAGCAGCAAATCGCCGTGATAGCGAGCTGCACGTAGGTCTTTTTCGATTTGCCTGGTGCGTTGCTCGTCGCCGTCGACAAACTGCCAGCGTTGGTGCAGATCGTTCCAGTCAACTTTGCGACTGTCGGGCTGGGGGATTTGTGCCGCTTCGCAGACGTAACCCAGGGCGCGCGCCTGGCGTACCCAGCGTTTGGTGTAGCGGTGGGCGCCTGGCTCGTTGTCCAAGGCCCAAATCAGTTTGGGCAGCTTGCCACCGCGTTGACGGGCAAGCTCCTTCAGGGACTCTTCTGGATACGCACCGGATGACATAGCCGAGACAGCGGCAATGCCGTTGTGCACCAGGGCGATGGCGTCAAAGATGCCCTCGACAATCCACAGCTCTTTGACGTCCAGCAGCTCGACACAGGGCGGGCACCACCATACGCCACGGGGGCTGTCGCCGGGTTTGAAGCGGGCCTTCATCTTGCCGAAGCGGTGCGGCCGATCAATCAGCCGCTCCCAGTAACCACCCTTGTCGAGCGCGAACCGCACCGTGGCGCTGCCTTCGTTCAACTCGTTTGAATAGTAGGAGTCTTGGGTGAACCAACCCTGAATCACATCGAAGCGGAAGCCACGGGCGAACTCCAAGTAGGCACGCGCAGTGGCGTTCGGGTGTTGTTCAGTAGACGGTGCGCGGGTGCTCCAGTCGTTGAACAGGTCTTCATAAAGCTCTTTGACGTGCCAAGTCAGGCCGCACTTTCCACGGCCGCAACAGATCACCCACGGATCATCGTGGAAAGCGAACAGCTCCTTTTTATTACAGGCAGGGCATTTGCCTTCCCGCATGTATTTGCCGGCCTTGTGCTTGAAACCGTAATCGGATTTCAGGCGATCAAGAATGTCGGCGCGCAATTCGTATTCCATTTTCATCGGGGCTTACTTCACTTCGCCGAGACTGTGTTTAAGGGCGCCTATCAGGCTTTTTCGTGCAGCCATCGCAGGGAAGGCCACCAGCAACGAGCCGTGCCGCAAACCTTCGGGGATCATGCGAAAGCGGTCGTCATACCAATGCTCGTTGAACAGCACCGCGTACTGCGCGCGCAGGTCTTTGAGCAGCGCCTCGGCCTGGTCGCGGGGCAGTTTTGCGGTGATGGCGATGTCGATTTCCATGGTCCACCTCGGATTGCGGGCAAAGCTCACCCAAACCCATTGGGAATGGGGCAGGGCGGGGTTTAAAAGGGAGCGTTACTGAGGGTGTTGCTTGAAGTCGTGACTGCGCTGGTCGAGCAGCTTCTGTGGCAGAAACCGCGCCGATACCGGGAAGCGTTGATCTGCAAGAACGTCCACCAGATGGACGCGGGTGCTGTCCGATCCGCTAGCCCAGTCGATACCGATCCAACGGCGCTTTTTGATCACCTGCAGTTCAGTCCAGGCGTTGTGTACAAGCTTGGGCGCCATGAACACCGGCACTTCCAAAGCAAGGGTCAGGTGGCGAATGCAGCGATCGAACAGCAGATCGCAATCCACAAGGTATGCGGCCTCATGGCGTCGCAGGTAGGCGAAAGCAGCCTGTTGCATGCTGCTGCGGTAGTCATGAGTCTGTTGATCAAGTTTCATCACGCACGCTCCATATCCAATTGATCCAGCAGATCGGGTTGATCGTTGGCGGTTTTCATTGCCTGGCGACGAATGACCACATCTGCAACGGGCAGCTTTACATCCGGGTTGGGCATGCCGCTGGGGCTCAGTTCGTGGGTCATTTGAAACTCAGCACGCACCGTCCAGCCGCACGCTTCGTTGGTGCATTGCATGTAGGTGATACGCAGGAAAATGTGTTGGCCCTCGCTGGTGCGAATACGCATGCGGCCGTGACAGTGGGGGCAGACCAGTTTGTAAGTACTCACTAGACAGCTCCCTGGCTGTACAGCTGGATGGTCGCGAACACCTCGGCGTAGCGGGCGGACATGTAGGTGAGCAGGGCGGCGATGATCGCGTCGGCTTCACGTCTTTCGATGACCCCATCGTCAAGGGCGGCAGACATAATCTGATCGACCTTGCCGCGCTTGGCCGAGGCCTTCAGCGAGCGGCTGTACAACTCCACGTTGTCCAGGTTCTCCGGGAGGCTCAGCGGTACGAACATGCCGCCGTACATTGAGGCGATGTAGTCAGCCAGGAAAGTGGTGCCGGCGACTTGCTCCAGGCGGTGAATGTGTTCGTCGGTCAGCGGGCGGCTGCCGGCGTTTTCGTATGCTTGGTTGTCGAACTTCTTCAGCGGCATGCCGAGGTCTGCCGAGGCGTATTCCCGACCGCCTGGGTAGGCGCCGATGACGGCCATGACGACGCTCTTTCTGCTGTCTAGAACTGGGCGTTTCATCTTCTGGTTTCTCCCTGGAGTCATCGCCCCTACAGTCGTTTCATACAGCCTGTGCTGATGTTTGTTCGGTGCTCTCCGCGAGGATTCCCGGCAGCACTTCCTTACCGATTACCCGCGAAAGGTCTCGAAGGATCTGGAACGTCAACCGGCCACGAGGCAGCTTGTTGTGTCCGGCCCAACGCTGAACCACTTGCGTCACAGTTCGCACTTCATAGCCGTGGCTGAGGGCGAACTGACGGAAGTTGCTGCCGCGCTCGATCAGCCGTGCTTGGATCTGGCGCTTTTCCATGGCTTGGCTCATGGTTGATGTGTTCCTAGTTGGTTAAGATGTACTCATTGCGCATAAGCCTATTTATTCTATTTAAATAAATCAAGCGGTATTTATTCAAAATGCAGAAAAAGTCTCTCGACGCCGTGCTTGAACGCTTGATGACGGTCTTTGCCGTTGATAGCGATAGTGAGCTGGCACGCAAGCTGGACGTGAATCGACAGACGTTGGGGAGTTGGCGTAGCCGGCAATCCATACCTTATGCGTTATGCGTAAACATAAGTGAGGCTGAAGGCGTTTCGTTGGATTGGTTGCTCGCTGGGGAAGGGGAAATGTTGCGAGGCGGGTCAATCTCACCTACTTCTAAGCCAGCCGCTAACCCTCAGGAAGACGCAATCCTGGCACTGTTCCGGTCCTTGGAAGAGACCGATAGGCGAGAGATACAGAGCGCTGCTGAAGAAAAGAAACGAATAAGGGACATAGAGCAGCGCCTTGAGGATTTGACGGAAGCCCTTGCCGTGGCACGGCGCCCGGCCTAATCTGTACCCTTTGAGAACGTGACCCGAAGATTTTCGTAATATTGATTTATGTAAGCAGAGATGGGTTGGCGATTGTAAATAAATGGCCTGCATTTAGTTTCGATTTTCTGAAATATAGAAAGTCCTTTTGAGTAATAGATGAGATCTTTCATGGCGAAGGCATCCCCTGACAAGATTCAGACAATTCCCACCGATAAGCTCAAATTTGACCCTGAGAACCCTAGATTTTATAGGATGAGTTCTCATGCATCTGATGCAGAGGTTGTGGACGAAATGCTCGAGGATGAGCGTGTTCAAGACATTATGCTATCGATAGGGCAGAAGGGATATTTTCCTGGTGAACCGCTGCTTGTTACTGGGCCTGATGCTAATGGTTTTTATCTGGTTATTGAAGGGAATCGTCGTCTTACAGCGACTAAGCTTTTAAATGGGCAGTTAGCTCCATCTTCTCGTAGAGAGAAAAGTATTGAGACTATAAAGGCTGAGGTAATGGTTCAGCCGCCAGTTGATTTGCCTTGTTTAGTTTACACTGATCGCAAAGAAATTCTGCGCTATCTCGGATATCGCCATATTACCGGTATCAAAGAGTGGGACTCGTTATCCAAGGCGAAGTACTTGGCCCAGCTTCGTGACGAGTTTTATAGCGGTTTGGGCTCAGTTGAGCAGTTTAAGTCCTTAGCTAAGGATATTGGTAGTCGGTCTGACTATGTCTCTCAGTTACTAACTGCTCTAAATCTTTACGCTGTTGCTGAACGAGAAAAATTTTTTGGGTTGCCGATAGACGCTAACAGTATCGAATTTTCCTATATTACGACGGCTCTAAATTATAAAAATATATGCGTGTGGCTAGGTTTAGATAGTAAAGCCGATACGGAAATGCCAAAGCTCGATATTGATCGGCTTAGGAAGCTTTTTGCTTGGATGTTTTCTAAGGATTCAAATGGATATACTGTCCTTGGAGAAACTCGAAATTTATCTGAAATGGCAGATATTGTTGCGAGTGAGGATGCGGAAAAAGTTCTTGATGAAACTGGTAGAAGAGATGAGGCATACCTCTATACAGATGGACCGCTGGCAGCTTTAACACGAGCAATTGATGATGCTCAAGCTAAGCTCAATGTTGTATGGAAAATGTTTTCTAAGCCAACGCTGGTGCTAAGTGCGGAACATCTAGATAAGGCAGATACGCTTTTCAACTTGTCTAAAGATATTAGAAATCATGTCCGAAACAAGGTTGAGGAATAAAGATGTTTCAAGAGTTGGACTCTCCGCCTGGCAATTCAGACTCCTTCTTTTGGACTGACTTTGTAGAAATTAATGCGATCGGGAGCGCTGATAAGTGCTTTTCTCGGGGTGATTTGGTAGGTGTTGCGCAAAGAGGGAAAGATAGAGGGGTTAATTTTGACCCTGAAATTAAGTGGAGAGAAATTCTAGATTTTTCTCAGAATAGAGCTGCTTGCTTTGGTAATAGTTACCCGTTTGTGATATCGGAAGATAATGACACTATTCATTATAGTCACTCGGGTAGTGATGAGCACACATGCTATTCAAACTTACTCATCGCTTCTGGTATGCGACACCTCACGCCAGCTCAAAGAGTAGTCGTCGCTCGTTTTTTTGAGGAAGTTTGCTTTTTCGCTTTCTCAGAGTTGATGCCGGCTGGAAGTGAAATTCGAGCCACCTGGGCTGGAGGCGGTTCAAGTGCTGTGTACACGGGTACGCTTTTTGAGAAGTTGAAATTATTAGCTAACGACATTCGCTGCGCTGCAAATTTTTCTGCTGAGGATTTTAAAGAGAAGGATCGTGGTGACGGGGGTATAGACTTGATTGCTTGGCATCCCATGTATGATGATCGGGAAGGGCTGCCGATAGCATTCGCCCAATGCGGATGTTCCAAAGAGGACTGGAAGTTTAAACAATTAGAGGCATCTCCTAGTAAGCATTGGAGAAACTTACCCGTGATGCATCCGTGGTCGACTTTTTATTTTATGCCACTTGATCTGAGAAGAGATGATGGGGATTGGGCCTATAAGAGTGATATAGGCATTGCTATCATTGTTGATCGGTTGAGGCTTTTGAAAATATCCATGGATAAGAGATTATTCAAAAGCTTTCCCGTTTTAGCCATTTAATCCCAGATATCAGGAAGGGCGCGTGCCACCGCCTCAAATAAAGGTGGTGGGACTGCGTTGCCAACAACGGTATACCGCTGCATTTGAGACGCATTTTTCGTGTCAGGAAAAATTAGATCTCCGAACCCTTGAAGGCGAGCAGCTTCTCGATAGCTGAAGCGTCTAGCAGGGCCATCGTGTTCAAATCTCCATACGTTATGCTCCACCTTGATCATCTGAGGACTCAGGGGGTGAAGGGGCATATGGCGCGGATTCGCGACAATTGTTCTGGAAGTTTCGTTCCAACCGTTTCGTCTATCGCGAGAAAGGTAATACCAGTGAAATGGGAGATCGTAAAACTCTCCTTCAGGCCATTCGGCCATTCCTTGAAGTGCCTCCCGTATTGTGATCTTTTCTAAGTCTTTACCGATGCCATGAGTTGGTTTGGGGAATTTGTATTCAATGTCGAAGTCATTTCTGATTCCAACTATGAATATCCTTCGGCGTTCTTGTGCAACGCCAAACTCCGCCGCATTTAATATTTCAGCGTTTACTCTATACCCTGCATCGGTGAAAACTTTCAACTGGTCTTCAAGAAGGTGTCGAAAGTTTTTACGAAACATGCCAGAGACATTTTCAACAATGAAAGCCTTCGGCTTAATTTGGTTTAAGGCGCGTGCAAACTCCAGATAAAGTGTATTTATCTTCCTGTCTGGGTTTCTCAAGCCGCCTTGACTGAAACCTTGACACGGATAGCACCCGACCAGGAGTTCAGCCGTGGGGAAGTGCTTGATCAATGAGACGCTGGAGCGAACGTAATCTGTCTCAGGATGGTTAGCGAGATAAACCTCGCGAGCATAGTTTAGGATGTCATTTGCCATGAGCACGTCGAAGCCCGCACGGATGATTCCTGCGTCTGACCCACCACATCCTGAAAATAATGATACAGCTGTTGGCATTCGTATTCCCCTTAAGCGCTGGCGATTATACGGATTCGCAAAGGTTAAAACAGGCTGTTTGCAAGATTAAGCCCAGAGATTACTACTGGCTACGTGCCTTGACCCGACCCCATTCCCGATCTACGGCCCGCTTTGCCGTCCTCTCACTGGAGTACAACCACCGCAACCGCCTCGGCTTAGCCTGATCCCCCGCCGTAATCGTCTTTTCCTTCCCGGTTTTCTGGTCGCGGTAGTACGCGATGATCCCCGTGTAATCGCCCTTGTTCTCTTCCGCCAGATCCTCAACGTTGTCCTCCGGCAACTTGCTCTCCAGCTCCAGGCTGACGGTGTAGCCGCCATCCGCACTCAGGCTGTGCTGCACATTCCCTCCGTACCAGATGATCTCGTCAATTTCCGCCTTCACGCCCTGGAGCGTGTACGTCAGCTCGGGGATCAGATCGGGCCGCCCCATGGCCAGGGTGTAGCCGAGCGTGGCACTACCGCGCTGCAACCGCCGAAACTCCGCCCGTGCCGCGCGCAGGGCCGACTGCTGGTCGCTGTACGTGTGACGCAGGTCCTTGAGATTGTCCCCGCCGCCGGCAATGGCCTCCTGTTTCTTAGCGCTGTTCACGTCGTAGTAATAGGCACGCACGCCGTCGTAGCTGTCGCGGTCGGCTTGCAGGTAGCGGTGCTGATCTCCGTCTTCGCGGGTGAGGGTGATGTGGGGTAGGTCCAGGCCGCTGGCAGTCTTGCCGCCGCCCGCTGGCAGGCACAGTAGGCAACCGGCTTTGACGCTGGCCACCGCGTCGAATTCTTCACCCAGGCGGCTGATCAGGTTGGCGTCGGACTCGTTGGCCTGGTCCAGTTGCAGAATGGGCAAACCATCCAGCGCACCGGCGATGGTGGCGGTGAGGCCGTTGCCGATGGCGATATCGCCCAGCACGTCGCCGAGGGTGGTGTTGCTCCAGCTGCGTTCGCGTTTGGTTTTGAGGCCCTTGCGCAGGTCTGCCGATCGCGCGCGGATGCTGAGCACGTCCGGCGCGCCGCTGTGTTCGGTTTCGTCGACGGTATAGGTACCTTTGTCCACCAGGCCGGTGTCGCTCCAGCCCAGCCACAACCGTAGCACCGCGCCCTTGGGCGGTATGGTCAGCAGGCCGTCGTGGTCGCTGAGGGTGATGCTGAGCTGGTCGGCCTCCACGCCGCGGTTGTCGGTCAGCTCCAGGCTCATCAGCCGCGGGCTGATCAACTGGGCGATGTCCAGGCCGTCGACGGTGAGCCGAAACGCCGGCACCGGGTAGGCTGCGTCGCGGACGTAGCGTTCGGCGGTGTTGCGCAGGTAGCCGGTGACCTTGGAGATGATGGACTCGATCACAACAGACCTCGCAGGATGTTGACGCCGATGCTGGTACCGGCGCCGAGTAGGTCGATGCGGTCGTCGTCGGTGCGTTTCAAGCTCAGGGTGAATTCAATGCGCCGTGGGGTGCCGTCGCTGAAAAAAATGGTCTTGGTCTCGCTCAGGCTTTCGATTACCCACAGCCCGTAGATCCGCCCGGTGCCCTCGACCATGGGCCAGGCCTTGCCGGTGTTTGCCATCAGGCGAATGGCGTCAAGGCTGAGCGCGCTGCCGGCCAGTTCGGGGAGGATGATGCCGGGGAGGGTGATGGCGTCATCGCCACGGCCCACGAACTGCCGCGCGGGCGCCGCGCCGATCCGGTTGTTGCTGGCGTGGCGCCAATCGGTCTGGCGCTGTAGTTCCTGGTAGGCGGCGGTTCTGAGGCTGAACACGAACATGCCGAGGGCCATCATCATGGTGTTTATTCCAGGTCAGAGAGTTTGCTGCGCTGGCGCGCTTTCTTTTCGTTTTCGATGCGGGCGAGGATGGCGCGCAGGCTCTTTTCCAGGCTTTGCATGTCTGTGCCAGGCCCTGCCGCGACGTCGATTTGGTACACGTCGTGGCTGTCGTAAACGACTGTCGGCGCTGCGCTACTGATCGGCGGCTTGGTGTCGACGGCAAATGCAGGCATGGCAGTGGCGCCCAGGGCAAGCGTGCCGGCGGCGGTCATTTGCTTGGTCATGCCGGTCAGGGCGTCCAGCGGGCCTTTTTGTCCAATCTCCAGCCCCTGGGTCAGGCCGGCCATGGTGAACCCGCCCAGCTCGGCGAAAACACGTGACGGGCTGTGGATGCCGAGCTTTTCCTTGAACCATCCGATGCTTGCGTCGCCGATTGAGCTGATCGCTGTTTTGACACTGCCCAGTCCTGCCATCAGCCCGTTGACTAGGCCATTGACGATCATGTTGCCGAACTCGGTAAAGCGGTTGGGCAGATCCACGCCCAGGTAACTCAGTACGGCGGCGAAGGCCTGGTAAATCAGGCCGATGGGGCTGAAATTGGCCAGCGTGTTGATGATGCTGATGATCCCGCCGTCGAACCCAGCCTTGATCTCCGTCCAGGCATTGGCGAAGTAGTTCTTCACCGCGTCCCAGTTCTTGTAGATCAGGTAGGCACCACCCGCCAATGCGGCGACAACGGCGGCAATGACCAGGACAATCGGGTTGGCCGACAGGCCCCACAACGCTATGCCGACGGTGCGAAGCGCGGTCACAAGCGGGCCGATCAGAATGCCGCCCAGCGTTCGCAGCACCGTGCCGAATACCTTGAAAATACCGATCACGCCGGGCAGGCGCAGGCCGAACATGGCCAGGCCGAATCGCAGGAACAGGAACGGTCCCAGGATGCCGGCGAGTGTTAAGGCGAGCCCGCCGAAAGCAGCTGACAACACCACCACACTGGCGACGATCTTCAATAGGGTAGCGGTCAATGCGGGGTTGGCTTTGACCCATCCATTGACCTTGTCCAGCACGCCGCCGATGGCGTCCATCACTTCGACCATAGTGGCCCGCACGGACTCACCTGCGCCGCTTTTGGTGTTGAACAGTTTGTTTTGCAGCACCTGCCAGCGACCTTCGATCGCGTCGGCGCGGATATCCATTTCGCGCTGCATAGAGCCATTGGCGGCTGCGTCATTGACCAGGTCGAGCTGACGTTTCAGCTCGTCCAGGTTGTTGACCAGCTTGCCCGCGTCCTTACCGAATTCTTTTCCGAAAATCCGCGTCGACGCCTCTGTCTGCTGCTCAGGCGACAGTTTCTTGATGCGGTTGAGGACCCCCATCAACGTGCCCATGGCGTCCTTGCTCATGCCGCTTTGCACGGCTTTTGAGTCCAGGCCAACCATAGCCATGCCTTCCTGAAACTTCTTGTTCTGCATGGTGGCGATGGACAGTTCGCGAACCATGGCCCTGGAAGCGCTCGCGGCCACTTCTGGTGCAGAACCGAGGGACAGAAAGGTGCTGCCCAGCGCTGCCGCCTTGCGGTAGTCGAGCTTGTCGGCCACGTCGCTCATGCGGGTCAGGGTTTCAATGATGTCGCCGCCCTTGGAGCGGGTGTTGTCGTCCAGGTAGTTGAGCGCGTCACCCAATGCGGAGATGTTCTTGATCGGCACCTTGTACAGGCCGGCGATACGGCCCATGTCCTCGCCGACCTGTTCCGCCGGCAGGTCGAAGGCCACGGCAGCGGTGGCCGACACCTTCGCCATGGTCAGTAGGTTTTCCTTGCCCTGGATACCGGCCCGGGCCTGGGCTTCTACCAGAGCGGCAAACTCGGTGGTGGCGATGGGCATTTCGTTGCTGGCCGCTTTGATCGCGTCTGCAAACTCGTAGTACGTCGCGGTGAGCTTGCCGTTGTTGTCCCGCGCGCCGTCGACCTGCTTGGCCACACCCATCATGGCGCTTTCGAAGTCGACGTAATCCTTGACGACGCCGATGACCGGGCGGCTTGCCGCGTACGCTACGCCCAGACTCGAGCCGCCGGCCACCGCCGCGTTGCCCGCAAACTGTTTGCCCTTGTCATAGGCGCCACGGGTCTCTGCCATGCGCTTCTGGCGGGTGCTCAGGGCCGTGAGGCGCTTGGTTTGTTCGCTGATACTGGCATTGGCAGCGCTCATCTGCTCGCGCAGCTGGCGTTCGTGGGAGCCCAGGTTTTTGGTGCTGATGCCGGCGTCGTAGAGTTTCGACCGCAGGCCCTGCAACTGCACGCTTTGTTGCTGGTGCTGCTGCTTGAGCTTGGTGGCTTCGCGTACCGCCGCCTGAAACTCCCGTGTCATGGCCCTGGTCGGCGCGCCAGTGGCGGCAAGTTGCTGGCTGAGCGCTTTGACTTTTTCGCGGGCGGCAGTGAGGGCTGCACTGGTCAGTTCGGAGGCGGCGCGTTGAGTTCGCCAGGCGCTGACGTCTTTCTGCTGGGTGTTGAGTTCCTTCAGGCGGTCGCGGGCAGCCTTGAGCGCACGGGCGGTCTCCAGGCTGCCATTGTTGATTTGCTTTAATGGGCGTGTGGCTTTGTCGATGGCGTCCAGCACCACCTGTAGCCGCAGGTCATTTGCCATCGGTGGAACTCCGCACCCTGGCCCGCTCGCGCCAGTCCATCAGTTCTTGCAGGCCCAGCTGATCCATGTCAGCCGGCGCCCAGTGAAAAACCACAGCCAGGTCGGCCATGGCTTCTTCTACGCAACGAGGGATGCATCCGTCTTCGCCGATTTCTGTAGCAAAAAACCGGTGATCTTCAGGCTCACCGCGACCAGATCGGCCGGGTCCATCGACGTGACTTCGATGGCCGTCAGGGAAGGGCTGCTGATGCGCGGCACCACCTTGATCAAACTGTTGACGTCCATCTGCAGCAGCTCTGCCAGGCTCACACCGCGCAGCTCGCCAGAGTTGGGTTTGCGCAAGGTGATGCTGTCGATACTGGTGGTGCCACGGCGGATCGGCGTGTCGAGGATGACCGTGTTGTCGTCGGCCAGTGGTTTGACGTCGGGCTGTTCGGTGGTTTCGGTTTTCATGGGTAAAGCTCCTGATGATGGGCGGGGTTAGCGATCGAGGCCAGCGATCAAAGGCCGATGGCGTTGCGATGTTTTTCCAGCATGTCGACACCGCCGACTTTCTCGATGAAGTTGAGCAGGTCGATCTCGATGATGTCTTCGTTGTCGACGGTCAGCTTGTAGTAGGTGCAGGTGGTGGTGATGGAGTGTTCAGTGTCTTCACCGGGCTGGGCGTCGCCCATTTCGATGGTTTCGTGACGGCCACGCACGGTGATCTCCACCGCACTGACTTCACCGGTGTCGTCCTGCTCAAATGAGCCGGCGAAACGCAATGCCACGCCCGACGCATTGACCGCGCCGAACTGCTTGAGTACGACCAGGTCGAGCCCGCCGAGCTTCCACTCCAGCTGGATGCCGTCGTCGGAGAAGCCCAGGTCAGCCTTGACCGGGCCGCTCATGCCGCCGCCGCGATACGCTTCCATTTTGCGGCCCAGGGCGGGGAGGGTGACGGTCTTCACTTTGCCGGTGTAGCTGCCACCGTCGTTGAACAGGTTCAGGTGTTTCAGTTTATGAGGCAGGGCCATGGCGGGGTTCTCCGGGGTTATGGCACAGGGTTAGCTCCCGTCGCGGGGAGGCCCGGTTTAAGCGTTGATGGCGGCTGCGAACTGCATCAGGTAGCGGTCAGTGATGCGCTGACGCAGGGTGAGGTCTTCCAGGGGCGGCACTGGGGTGTAGTCGTAGTCCAGGGTCAATTTGCCGGCCTTGAGGGTGTCCTTGTCATTGATGTCCTCCGGGTACCAGCACTGCCCGCCGATCAGGTAGCCCTGGGCGATCAGCTCGCGGAATTTGGCGTTGATCCCGTTGATGATGTCTTTGACCAGGGACGCGTGCATGGGCTTGTCCATGGCCCACATGTGCGCCTCGGCCATGGTGTCGGCGATGATCTGCGCGGTGCGGGTGTAGTTTTCGAAGGCGAACAGCGGGTCGTCGCTGCACGTGCGGCTACCCCAGAAGCGGAAGCCACCCTCGTTGATCAGGGTGGTGACCTCGTTGCTGTTGAGGTAGTTGGCGTCGGTGGCTGGGTTTTGCAGGTCCCAGAAAACGTCGGCGCTGATGCCGGTCACGCCGTTGACCGCGACGTTGGAGATGGTTTTGTGCCAGCCGACGTCTTTGTCGATCAGCGCCCGCAGGCCCAGCGCACGGGCTACTGCCGACGCGGTGACGGTCGCGCTGGTGACCGTGTCCCAGTTTTGGAACTCCGGCCAGACCACCATGACTTCACGGGCGCCGAAGTTTTCGCGGTAGGCGACCACCTCTTCCTTGGTTTTGCAGTCCCATGCACTGACGTAGGCGAAGGCGCGCAGGTCTTTGGCGATCGATACCAGGGCGGTGGCCACCGGCTGGCTGTCGAGGCCTGGCACACCGAGGATGCGCGGCGTCATGCCCACACGGGCCTTGGCCGCGAGCAGGGCTTTCATGCCGGTGTATTTGCCGTCGGCGGTGGTGCCGATCAGTGCGCTGGTGGTGGCGGCTTCGTCGGCGCCTTCCTTGACCCGCACCACGATGGTGTAGGGCTTGGTCTGGTCCGCGATGGCCTGCAGGCTCTTCGCCAGGGTGCCTTTCACGCCCGCTTTGGCGATGGCGGTTTGCACATTGGTCAGCAGGACAGGGGTGTCCAGCGGGAAAGCGAGCGGGTCCGCATCTTCAGCCGTACATACCAGGCCGATGACTGCAGTTGCGATGGTGCGAATGGGGCGGGTGCCGTCGTTGAGTTCGAGAACCCGCACGCCGTGGAGATAGTCTGAACCGGCCATGGGTGGTTGCCTGCGCTGTGATGGAATGACAGTGCACAGGCTGCCGCGCGCGCGCCGGATGGGCGAGCGGCGCGGCTTGTAGCTGGGTGGATTACAGGGCGTCGTTTGCCGAATCCCAAGGATACTGAGCCTGGATTTCTTCGAATCGGGCTACACCGGCAGCACGGACGGCCTCCCAGCCTGGCTCGTTCATCACTTGCATGCGCTGAGCTTCAGCAAAGTAGCGATCCGAACCTGTGAGGGGATCAGCATACGACCGTAGGCGCAGTGCCTCGATCTGTTCGCGGGTGGGTGGGATCGACTCGGGATCGGTAGCGGTAATCGCGCCAGTTCCATCAATCCGCCAGATCGAGTCAGGTTGCTGGAGAATGCGCGCCGATAACTCGTCGCTGATCTCGACCGCACCTTTCGGGATGGCATGTACGCCCCGGAAAAGCATGTGTTGAAACAGCCCATCGTCATTGAATACAGCATAAATTTTTGACATGTCAGCGCCCCAATGCGAACCAGAAGAAAGAATAGGTCCCGCCGGCCGACCAGCTCAGGATCATAGACGTTGTTGTCAGCGACTGAACGTTCGCTGCAACTGAACTGGGACTTCCGCCGACAATGGAATTCGGTAGAGCCCAGGCAATTAGGCACTCAACAGGAAATGGCACAGCAAAAGCTGCCGAAGTTCCTGAGGTGAAGGTTCGATTTCCCCATTGCCAGACCAGGCCCCCCATCCAGCTGGGGAAGTAGATATAGCCGTTGACTGCCAACGAGACTCGGAAGCCTGCGCGTAACTTCTTCGGTGTAACCATCGTTGCATCATCAATGCCCTGGTCAACCTGGCTTTGACTCGCGACTTTGGCCAACCCGGCTACCGCCTCGGTGGCTTGAACAAGTACCTTTGCCAGGCGGTGTGCCAGCTTCAGCGGAGTGACGGTTCGAGCGTCGGTGGTGCCTTCATCCATGTCCTCGTCTTTCGCGTTGGCCTGAACGCCTGATTTGCTTTCCGTCGCTTCAACCCAGCGTTTCCTGAAGAACTGGAAAACGTTCAGCATGGTGGCCGGCTTTGTATTTTCGGTCACTTCGTCAGCTTCAGCTTCGGCTTTGCTGGCCGTTTCGATGGCGTAACCCGCCAGGGTGTTTGGAGAAGTGCCAGCCAGAACCCGACCGAATTTATCGACCGTTACGCTCCTGAAGACGCCTGCAACGTCCTTCGCTGTGGCTGATAGCAGTTCGAAATTAAGTGCTGTGGTGCCAATCACAACAGGGCCGTCAGTGGTCAATGTCCAAACTGTATCGGCGTACGTATCACCGCGTTCAACTCCTACCGTCAGCGCAGAGGTCACTTTTGCGTTGGTATCCGCGTCAGGCGACCTTAACCATTGGCCTGTTGCCGCGATGTATATGCCGTTCTGACTCGCGGTCTGCTGCTTTCTCACCAGCACGCGCGCGCCCGGTTCCAAGGCAATGCCATCAATGGTCTGTAGGCCGCCCAGGGCGACGCTATTGAGGGTGGCAACGACGACGGACTGTTTTAAGTCGAGCTTGCCAATTTCTTCTGCAACCTTTACGTCAACGTACTCTCGCGTTGCGAGTACCACCGACGGATCAATTTTCAGCTCGATGTTGCTCGTACTGCTCACGATCAGGTTGATCCTGATCACCTGGGTTCGCCCTGAACCTTGAGCAAGAAGCGGCTTGTATGTTGGTGCGCAGTTGGCAATGGCAACTAGATCACCCGCTGCATCGTACAGCCCAATCTCGCGCACCCACCAACCGCCGACGCTCTCGGGAATGATCTGTTCGGCGATGATCACACTGGCGTTGTTCGGGTCGACCTTTACCTGATTCAACGGAGCACGACGGCGCTCGTTGATCAATTTGGTCTGAGTGCGACTTGGGATAGGGTCGGTGCCGTTGGCGTCACCCACGGCCATCTGCGCGAACGTCCAGGGCACGCCCAGAGCGTCTGCGTTGGCTTGTTTGGCTTCGCCTACGGCGGTAAGGATCGCGAAGAACTGGCTGTTTTGATCGGTCATGAGTAGATGTCCATCGTGTCGATATGGTGTTCGCGGCCACCGATGCGGTACACACCGCTGACGTCGATATCGCGCTGGGTCGGTGGGTAAACGCTGAGTTCGTCGCCTTCGTACACGCAGGCCCCGATGTACACGGTGCCGGTGCTTTCCAGGCTGATGGCCAGGCCGGTCAGGGGGCGGGTGAGGGGTTTGGCGTCATCGATCAGCCAGGTCAGCTCCTGGTACATTTCCTCGGTGATTCCGGTGTCCAGCACGCCGACCTTCAAGGCGAAGGTGCCGGGTACGCCTTCCGGGACGGTCTGCCACCACTCCACCACCTCGATCAGGTAGCCCAGCGGCTCGACCACGCGGCGCAGAGCGCCGATGGTGCCCTTGTGCGCGTGGATGTAGCGGGATGAGCGGATGGCGGCGCGCTTGGTGGCTTCCGTCCAGTTGCTGTCCCAGCGGTCGACGGAGAAGGCCCAGGCCAGGTAGGGCAGTGCCACCACCGGGCAGGTGTTCGGGTTGCACAGCTGCCTCAGCGGGATCGGTACGCGCTGGATCTCTGCGAGTGCCTGTGCTGCGTGCAGCTCAAGCGGCACTGAGTTATTCGGCAGCAGCCGTTGGGCGCCCATTATTCAGCACCCCGCGTGAGGGTGACGCCGGTGCAGTAGGGTGCCTGGGCTTTGGTGGCGACGATATCGACCCAGTCTTCCAGCTCAACCTTGCGCACACCCTCGACGAACAGCGCGGCGTGTAGGGCCGATTCGGATACTTCCATTGCCAGGCGTCGACGTTGGTGTACGTAGGCCAGCAACCTTTGTTCGGCGGCGGCAAGGATCGGCTCCGACTCGGGGCCACTGGTCAGCAGGTACAGCTTGGCTTTGACCGGGTAGCGGATGATCTGCGCGCCTTGCACGGTCAGCCTGTCGGCCACGGGCCGGCGGTCATCGTCGCTCAGATGTTTTTGAACGGCGGCGACCAGGTCGGGCGATGCTGTGCCGTCGCCGAGCAAGGATTGAACGGTCACCACCGCCACGGCGGGAGACGGGCTTTCGGCTGTGGCGTCGGCAACACGGCCGTCAGCCCCACGGGCGTGGAATATGTAGCTCTGGCGCGGGCCGGCGGTGCTCAGGCCTTCCCAGGACATTTGTGCCCGTTCGCGCAAGCTGTCGTCGCTTTCCATAATCCGTGCGACGGGTGGGACGGCCATGGGCTTGGCTTCCTGAACCACCAGACGCTGGACGTTGAAGTTGCCGGCCAATTGGTCCAGATCCGGGCCTTTCGCCAGGGCCAGCAGGTTGGCAATGGAGGCCTCGTTCACGCGCTGCCGCCAGATGGTTTCGCGGTAGGCGTTCTCCTGCAGCAGCTTGGTCAGGGGCTCTGATTCAAGCTCAAGGCGGGCGGCAATCTGCGCCTGTTCCTCGATCGGCCACAGGCTGATCATGTAGGCCTTGCGCTCAGCCAGTATCAGTTCGAAGTCGATCTGTTCGACGATCTGCGGCGCCGGGAGCTGGCTGAGGTCAATCGCGGCAAAGGAATTCATACGCTGCCACCCATTTGCAACGGCACGCTCAAGCTCAACGGTTCATTACTGTCGACGACGGAGCCTTCCAGCTCCAGCGCTGACTGCCCTTGCAGGTTCGCGCCGATGAACTGTACGCGGCTGAGGCTGATACGGGGTTCCCAGCGCATCAGCGCCATGACCGTGCCCGCGTAAACCCGCAGGCGGGTGGCATCGTTGAAAGGGTGGTCCACCAGCTCGGGCAGCAGGCTGCCGTATTCGCGGCGCATTACGCGGGTGCCTATGCGGGTGGTGAGGATGTCCGTGATGCTCTGGCCGATATGGGCCAGTTCGCCGATGGCGGCGCCGGTTTCTCGGTTCATATGGGCTTACCTGATTGATCGTCGCCTTGCTTGACGCCCGTGGTCAGGTGGTTGACCAGGCTGATGTTGGCCGCGACTACGTCTTCGGAAACGGTCACAAGGCCGACCACGTTCTGGTTGCCGGTTTGGTTGTAATCGCCCAGGTGATTGATGGGGCCGATGATGTTGATCCCGCCCTTGCTGACCAGGCTGGTGGTGCCGCTTTCGGGCAGGGTGGCGTTCAGGTGATGGGCGACGCTGTCGTATTCGATCACCGCGCCGTCGGCGTAGGTGCGACGGTGCAGGCCGGCGCGGTTGCCGTTGGCGGGGATGTGGTCGCTGAATAGGCCGGTGATGACGATGCCGTTTGCGAGCTGGCCCGATGGGCTGAGCAGGATTACCTGTTCGTCGATGGTGGGCGGATCCCACTCGCGGTCAGAGCCAGCGCGCAGGGCGAGCCACGGCAGCCAGGCGGTAGTCAGTGAACCGGTTTTTACCTGCACGCGCGGGGGCTTCATCTGCACGGCGGCGATGACGCCGAAGCGGATGAGGTTTTCGAGCATGCGGGAGAGGGCGGCGAAGTCGTTCATGGAGCTGATGGTGGCGACACGCGCGAGGCGCTGCATCAGCCAAGTATTGTAGATGGCACCTTTACAACGTCGGTAACCCGCTAAAATGGCATATTCACAGAAAGCGTCAGGGGATGTTCACGTGCGACTATTCAAATATTTCGGCTCGAATCGAAAGTCGATTTTGGAAGACCGTTTGATCCGCTTCTCTCAGCCAGCAGTTTTCAATGATCCATTTGAATTTCTACCCTACATTGAGTCAATTAGTACTGATGAAGAGTTCGATGTAGCGTTAATAGATGCGGCCGGAAAAGACTACTCTGAACTCTACGAATCTCTTCAAGTGCAAGCAAAGTTAAATATGTCGAAAGAAGACTTTCACGAATATATGAACAATGTCTTGCTTAAGCTGGGGCCGTTGGGTAAGCAAATGATGGCTGCTTTAGCTCCACATACTCAGAAAATGTTGTATGAGGAGTGGAATAAAAATGTAGGTGTGCTTTGTCTTTCTGAAAAGAACGATGACTTACTTATGTGGGCTCATTATGCTGATAGTCACAAGGGGTTTGCAATGGAGTTTGATTCCACCTCAGATTTCTTCAATAAGAAGTTGAGAGTAGATGACAGTCTTCGCTGCTTGCGCAAGGTTAAGTACAGTCAGAAGAGACCAGCTATCGTTTTGTCCAATCCAAACGAAGAGGATTTTTTCTTAACAAAAAGCAGTCATTGGGAATACGAGGCGGAGTGGCGCATGATGATTCCCCTAGCTGATGCTACTAAGAGCATTACGGTAGGAGATGAGTCGATCTGCTTGTTTGAGTTTCCAAAGGACGCCGTTAAGTCGATTACGTTTGGAGCGAAGATGATTGAAGCAGCATCGAGAGAAATTATGAATGATGTTGCTTTTGCTGAGGGGTATGAGAATGTCCAATTCTTTCAAGCCAAAATCCATCCAACTCACTATAAATTAACACTTGAGGAAGTATGGCCTTACTAGGTCAGTGGTTCACTACTAGGTGTGCTAGCAATTCGTCGCGGATCAAATCGAGATCCGCGTCTGTGAAACCAAGTGTTTCACGTTGCTCATAGCGCACGTCTGGCGCTCCACGCTCTGCGCGATCTTTCAATCCATACTGGTGAACCCTGGCAATCCGGGCGATACGCCCGGTGAAGCCTACTGTCACGGCATTGCTGTCACCACGAACCTTCAGGTAAGCCGCGGTCCGCAACTTCTTGAACATCGCCAACTTCCGACGGACCCTGCCCTGTTTTCCCCGCAAATTCCGCTGCTTACGTGGCGCAAACTTGCTCCCGTCCGGGTTCTCCTGCGCCATCACCCGCTTCTGCTGACTGCGGCGCAGCACCTGCCCAATGTTTCGAACCAGTTTGCTGCGCTCCGAGGGTTCCAGCTGATCCAGCAGCACTACTGCCCAAGTCTCCAGTGCTTCTAGGTTATTCGCCACCAGGCACCCTCCACTCACTGGTATTGCCCTGGGCACCCGGTTTCCAGTTCGGATCTAGGTAGCCAGCTACGTACTGCGGTTCGTTCGGATGCTTCACGGTGGTATTGCCCTGGTCATCCTTCCCAATGATGACTTTCTCTGTCAGCGCCAGGGTGATGCTGAGGTCCACTTTGTTTTTGTCGAGGATGTCGGCTTCGAACTGGATGCCATTTTTGACATTGTCCAGGCTCTCCAACAATTCCGATTGGTTGACGCTGAGCCAAGCCAGGATGGGCAGGAACACGCTGTCAGGGTGGCCGGCGAACTCGGTCAGAATGATCTGAAGATCAAAGCTGTATTCAAACGACAGCGTATGTGCGGCGGTGCAACGGACCTTGCCGTTGTCGATGAATATCAACAGACGGTCGGGGTCGTGCTTAAAATCGGCGACGGTGGCCAGGAGGTGAGCGCGCAGGCTCTCGGGTTTGTTCATGGGTTGGCCTGTTGGTGTTTGTAGACCATGTCTACCTGGGCGGCACAATCGGCCCAGGCGGCTTCGGCGCGGTCCTGGTCGGTGAGTTGATCGCCGTTATTGAGTGGGCTGGTCGCCGGCAGGACGCACGGCACCACGGCCGGACAGCCAGTCACGGTAAGCTGCGGCGCCGGTGAGGGCGGGGCGCTCGCGCAACCGGCGAGCAGCATCAGGCAAAGGCTGAGCAGCCCAGTTGCGTAGTTCGTCGTTTTCACGTCTCAGCTCCTCTATTGTTCGCTCGCGCTTCGCCAAGCCCTGACGCAGTTGGTCCTGCTGGCTGCGCAGTTGGCTCTGCGCGTCCCGTTCCTGTTTCAGGGTGTCGGTGAGGGTGTTGGCTGTTGCAAGGTTGCGGTCAGCGTCTTCGCGGGCACTCTTGGCCGCAGCCTTTGCCAGCTCGGTTTTGCCTATGGCGATGTCAATGCGGGTTTCCTGAGCCCAGATCAGCACCCCCAAGGCGCCGAGCAAGGCTATGCCGTAAAGCACCTGGCGCAGCATGCTCACGCGCGGTACCAACCGAGTTTGTTCATAGCAGCGGTGTCGAGCTGCCTGATGGGGCCCCGCACGATCACTGCTCGAGCACCGTTCATCAATTGCAGGCATTCAGCCAACAGTTCCATGTCGCCCTGTTCGGTCGACTCAGGTACCACCAGCAGATCACCGTCTTGCACGCGTAATTTTTCCACCGATTCGAAGTCGATCATGCCGCCACCCCTTGTCCGCATTCGCAGCTGGCATGCCGTTCGTAGGCGCGCTGGAGCTTGGTGTCGTAGAGATTCCGCAAATAGTCCGGCCCGTTGTAGAGGCGGGCGAACTCGGCCCATTTGCGGGCCTTCAGCGCCTTGTGTAGCGCTGGGTCGGTTTCGATAAATCGCGTGAATGCGTCGAGCTGCTGCGATTCGCCGACAGCCATTGCCGCGACGAAGGCCTGTACGTTCGCGTAGCCGAGGCGCTTCCAGTGGAAGCCCATAATCTGAAAGGCACCCCAGGAAGCCGATTCCAGGGCAGCGGTGTCGTCGATCAGGCGGGCCATGGCCAGGCGCTGGTGTTCGGCGGTGCCGCCGATGTACCCGCCGGGCTTCGGGTTGACCAGGGCAGGGTTGGCGGCGGCGAGTTGATCGGCATGAAGTTTGAGTTCCGCTGTGTCATCGCCGGCATGGCGAGCTGTGGCGAGCTGGCGGTACATGATGTGGCGTTCAAATAGGATCACCGGCTTGCCGTTGTCGAGAAAGCCCTTGCCTTTGGATTCCACCTCGTTGACCGCGTAGATGCTCGCCAGCGGCACACCAAGGCGATCGGCAGCAGTCACCAGATCGGCGTTGCGCAGGAACAGGGCGCAGTCGCCACCGGCAAGGCTGGCTTGGGTCTTGGTGCCGGCGATGCCATCGGCGACCAGGCCGACTTTGACCTGGTAGGCACGCACGGCGGTTTCAGTGGCATCGTCGTAGTCACCGTCCGGCACCAATTTGGCGCCGTGCTTGTTGAGTTTTTTTTGCAGGATCAGTACCGCTTGCGAGCGGTCGCCGTGGCGAAGGGTGGTCATAGCTGTTCTACCTTTCGGTTGAAAAACTTCTTGGCCGCCGCGCGGGTACCTTCGACGCCGAGCAGTCCGATAACCCCACCGAAAAACGGCGCGGTGGACGTCGGAATGCCGAGCAGCGCCAGGCCGTGGCTTGCGGCCAGGGCCAACGTGCCGCACAACGGTGCCTCGACCACCATGCGGCGGAAGGTGCCGCCGCCGTACATGATCCGTAGGGCCGCGATGATCAGGGCCAGGATTCCGGCGTAGAGAGTCGGCCAGTTCTGTTCGAGCCAGGCGGCGAGCCAGGCCCATGTGTCGGGACGGTCAGGCATGCGCTTCATTCCGTTGTCCAGGGTTGGTGGGTTCAAGGGCTCGGTGCCGCAGGGTCAGTTCCATAGCTGCACCATTTGCCGCTGGGGCGCGGTGGTTTGGGCTTCGGGCATGTTGACGACTAGGCCTTGCGGCAGGATGGGGCCGTGGTCGGCCAGGCCGGGGTTGGCTTCCAGCACCGCCTCGGTGACGCCGGCAGTGCGGCCGTAGAACCGCCAGCAGAGGGCGTCGACGGTGTCGTTTTGGATGGTGCGGATGGCGACGGGCATCAGATCAGCTCCACGGTGGTGCGGCTGATCCCAAGGAAGTCACGGACGGCCCAGCGCAGATCGCGGCGGTAGTCGTCGATGGTTGGGGTGGTTTCTTCGGCTTTGTCGCTACCCGTATTGGTCGCGCTGTAGTCGCGGTAGCGCTCGCAGACTTCGGCGCCGGTACCGGCCTCGATCGCACGGCGGTACAGGTGAGCCTGGACCGATACGTCGTTGATCTTGTCGTCTGGTACGTCCGCCAATGTGGTGTAGCCGGCGGCCTGTTGCTTGGCCTTCCACAATCTCAGTTCACGGTTGAGGTTGATGGCGGCGGCGATGACGGCAGTTTCCAGGCGGGCAGGGGTGACGCTGTTGTCGATGCGCAGGGTGGCGCGCAGCTGCTCAAGATCGATTGAGGGCCAGAACGGGTCGGTGTTGATATGGCCGCCGGTAACTGGGCCGCTGGCTACAAATGCGCTCATGAAACGGCACTCAAAAATAGATCGCCGGTGGTCGGGGCTTCACGTTCAGGAGGAGCGGCCTGGCCGATCCGCCCCGAGCCGGCGGGGTGCGTGGGGACGCTCGGTTAGCTGCATGCTTCTAGGTAGAAGGCGCAGCGTGTTTCTTGAGGAGGCGTTCGACGCGCTCCAGATCCTTCTTGCCGCCGCAGTTGGTGTGCAGCTCAATGGCACGGGCCAGGTGTGTCTTGGCCAGCTCCAACGGCTCCAGCGCGCTGCTTGCCGGGGCATCGTCGGCGACCTCTGCCGACAGTGCCTTGCCAATGGCCAGGTGCAGCTTGGCGCGGGCCTGGTCGGGCATATCTTCCTTGGCGGTGATTTGCGCGGTACGCAGCAACAAGCCCAGGTTGAAGGCGCCGCCGGCTTTCTGGGCCTTCAGTGCGGCTTCGGCGATCTCTTCCGCCACGATGGTGCCGGTGGTGCGCTCAAAGCGGTCCGGCATCAGCAGCGAATGGGTGATCACGTAGTCGGCGATATCCAGGGCGCCGGCAAAGTCGGTTGCATCCATCCGCCAGACCATCAGCGTGGTAAGTACCTGGTCTTGCGCACCTTTACCCTCGGCGAGGACGCCTTCCACGTAGGGGACGTACTCCGGCAGCAACTGCCGTTTCAACTCGGCTTTTCCTTCGGTCGACTGCACTTGTTTCAGACGCAGATAGTCCTGCTGGAGCTTCGCGAGATGCAGCTCGTAAATAGATGCGCCTTCCATGGTCATGGCAGGGCCTTCCACAGCAGCCGCTGCAACGGCTGCTGTGACACGTTGGAAGTGACGGCGGCAAGGGTTGGTCATGATTGCCGGCCTCAGCTCAGGGTGATGTTTTCGGCCATGGCAGCGCAGCCCAGGTCTTCAATCACGTAGCTTTCATTGACCGATTCGAAGTTCTCGATGCGGTCGCGTTTGGCGTTGTCGACAACGGTGCGGCGGCGGGTGCCTTCCTGCCAGTACAACGACAGGTTGTCGAGGCGGGTCACCAGCAGCCCGTTCGGTGGGAAGTGCGGCACGCGCACGGCTGGCAGGTTGCCGATACGCTTCTGGCTGGTGACGATATCGGCCGCGAGCATCTCGGTCGGGGCCTGGGTTTTGTTGATGATCGGGAAGTACTTGTCGGCCAGCAGTTGGCGACCGCAGATCACCACCAGGTCGGTGTCTTCCTGATACCAGGGCTCGATGAACTCGTTAACCATGCTGACGACCAGGGCGTCGATGTTTTCGAAGTCCTTGCCCGTGCCGATCTCGATTTTGCCGCTGCCGCCGACCACTTCATGTAATACGCGAGCGGCGTTTTCCAGGCGCATTTTCTGCAACCAGCCAACGTTCACGTCTTGCAAGAGTGGGTTGGTGGTGGGGTTGGAGGTCGCAGCCCGACTGGTGCCGTTCCAGCCGATCATGATGCGGTTGAGCGCTTGGGCTTTGATGATGGCGTCGCGAATACGCGCCTGGAAGTCCTTGAACTTGGCCCACTGGTCCAGCTTCTGGTAGCGGATACCGGTGTCGAAGTTGGTTTGGGTGCAGGTATACCCACGGTTATCCAACCCGCTCGGATCGCGTGGTTCACGATCCTTGAGGGTGGTGTCGGTGGTGCTGGCGATGGTGCCGTCGATACCGATGCCGATTTTTTCGCCAGACTGCTCACCGACGCCGTAAACGTTGATGGAGGTGAGAAAGGCACTGGATTCCTGAATGCGGGTTTCCAGCGTCTGGGCGACGCTTGGCGCGGCGGTGAACTTGGTGGTGACGTCGCTCACGCCGTGCAATTGCGCGAGTTGTTGCAGGTAGGCGTTGTACAGGACGCGGGTATCGTTACGCAT